ATAAGAAGAAGTAGCTGCAGTAAGATTGTTTACTTCTGTTTGAATTGAGCTTGTAGTATAAGCTGCTAAACTATCTAGAGTAGTGTACTTAGTTACACCACCTTGAACGTCTACAAATAGTTCGTCTCCTTGGAGTGCTGTGGATTGTGATAGTTGTGATATTGGTAAATTAGGCATAGCTTGTTATATAAATTCCAGACCCGTTTTCTTGTAAAATTAAATTAAAATCCTCTTGTAATAAAAATCCTACGTTCTGTAAACTAAGGCTATGAGGACCTTTTACTTGTTTATATCTTTCATTAGCTAGAGAATCTAAATAAAAATGATACTGGCGTATTTGTTCGCTTTCTGATAGTAGGCGAATATGATTTAGGTTACGAAATTGTTGCCAAGAGTATTCGAAAATCATAACATTCTACCAGTACCCTGAGAAGTTTGATCCGCCACCTAGTGATTTCCAATAACGGCCAATATTACATGACCAGTACCCTGCTTTAGTTTTATCTTTCTTTTGAGCACATTTATGTCTTGCAGCAAAAGAAGCTCTTGCTCCTCTCTTTTTTAATTTTACTGAAAGACCTGTATCACCAAAAGAAACTTTTTTAACATTACCTTTTTTAGATTTTACATAAACGTAAAACTTTTTAGATCCACCTCTTTTTGGTTTATTAAGTTGAACCTTTTTACCTCTGTACTCTGCTTCCGGTATGTAATCAACTGACGCTTTTAGCATTTCAAAACCGTTATAGTCAAATGATTCATTCTGGATTGAAACTGCTTTTCTAAATCTGTCCATGTTTATGTTACCCCCAATAGACTCGACCAACTCTTTAACTAGATCATAGTCGATCATTTCGTCTATAGAAGAAGCTTCATCGATTGTATTTTCATCTTCGATCATATCGTCGATCATACAACCGATTTCGAACAGAGGGTTATATTTAGGAGATACCATTGGAAGATCTAAAGGAACACTCATTCCATTATACTCTCCATATTCTCCTATATCTGTTGTTTCGATTAAATGTGTATCCTCTTCGTTAAGCTGTATAAGACCGTCTCTATGAGCGTCTCTAGCTTCTTTAAATAAATTTATAAATGCTTCAGAGGAATAGCGGTAGACATTATCATGTAAAGATAATTCATTATCTATGTGATATTGCAACGATGGGAGGCCTACTACTTCTTGTAATTTAATCATAAGTTAAAATCTTTTCTAAAAAACTTTCCTAGAATATTATCGTTAATATAATTATTACGAGTATCTAGTACTTCATTTATAAATAGGTGCTTACATTCAAAATATGTTAACTGCTTTTTATTGAACACGTACTGTAATATTTTTCTTTCAAATTGATCTGGTGGATGATTCTCAACTAGCTTTTTAATAATATCGTGAGAGCCGTAATAATCTTTCCAGTCTGATTCTGTTCTTATTTTTTGTTTTAAAGGAACTCTTCCTCCTATTCCTTTTTTAGCTCTTTCTTCTTTTAATGCAGCTAAAGCTCTTTTTCCTAACCGTTTATTTCTTTCAAAGTATAAAACTTTTTTTCCTAAATACTTAAACCCTGTAGGTTTATGAGTAACTTCGTAAATAAATCCAAAAGTTCCTTCAGGCATATCAGATATTTCGGTAACTATTTTACCGTTGTAAATCCAAGATGGGTGTGTCATAATTAAATGTCTAATTTAATCTGTACGGTAAGTTCTGTATCAGAAGGCTTTCTTAATGGTTGACTTAACTTACCTACAGCAATTAACTCCTGAGCATCGTTGTAAAGCCCTACAGATGTAATATAAGGATTAAAATCCGAACCAGAAACATTATTTCGTAATTTATTGTCTGAGCCAGATAAAGCTGTAGGGTTTTGAGTATGGTTATATTCGTAGTCAGATATTTTACAATGATAGTTGTATGTAAAAATTGGTTGATTAGATTTAAATTCTATACTTTCTAAAAGAGGTTCGTTTCTAAACTTCTGTGCAACTTTAGTATCGGTTATAATAGCAATGCCGTGTGTGTAGATGACGTTGCCGACATTAGTGACTGAATTAGATTCTGATAAAAGTAGGATGCCGTCTCCGTCGTCGATAATAGATGCTGTAGAGTTATAATATATTCCTATGTTTGCTCCAGGGTTTAATTTTAAAGTGTTAGGTTCAATATGAGTACCTATAATAGATCTTGGTAGCGAGTAAACTATACCATAATCTCTTAGGTATCTAGAACCTGAGGAGTGTACACCTTCAACGTATGTAAGGGTAGATTGTTCGTAGTTTTCAAAAAGCTTAGATGAAGTAAAATTAGATATTGGAGCAGAGGTACTTCCTGTTGCTAAATTATAAAAATAGGGATCTAGAATAGAACCGTTGTCCTTATTATAGTTCTTATAATATAGTTGGTTTATAGAACGGTAAGCAATTTTTTGATTGTAGTCTCCTTGATTAGAAATACCTGATTCAGCCGGTCCGTAATTGAACGCTGGGTTCAAATACTCGTATTCATCTGAGCTAGATAATATACCTATCGATTGTATGTTATAACTATCGAAACTGCTTCCGGTTATATTCCAAGATTTTTTTGCTACATAAGTAGTAACAAATGCATCAGTCGATTTTAATTTTTTGAACGCACTCATTCATTAAAAATCAAGCTTTATTCTTACAAGCGCTTCTTTTGTAAAATCTTTTAATAAAGGAGTAGATAATTTAGCTACTGCTAATAAATCGTTATTATCATTATACAGTCCAACTTGAGTGATATATGATTGAGGATTATCAATCATCACACTATGTCTAAGCTCTCCTGACCCTGTTATATTTGAAGGGTTAGTTGAGTAGTTAAACTCACTATTTCTTGCTCTAACAAAGATAAAGTTTGAAGATAATGTTTCGTCAGCTCTAAGTTTAAAGTAAGCTCCTGTTTTTAGAGAATTGAATATTAAGTTTTTATTGTCTGTTCCAGTATGATTAGAGCTTGAATTTATAGTACTTACGAATCCGTGTTTAGATAAAGCGTTTGCGTCTAATGCTATTATACCTACGTCTGGGTATAATTTTCCATATTCGATCGTAGTATTATCTATAGTACCGAGAGAGCCTGAGTATAAGCTATACTGTCTACCAGCATCTACAAAAGTGTCAGTACTAACTACCTTACTGTTATCAGTTAAATGTAAGTTATTACTTCCATTAGTAAACTTTAAATCCATTGTCCCCGGAAGTATTTTTTCTCTAAATCGTGATCTCTGTACAGATATAAAGTATAAGTTATCTGGGGTATAAGATGTACTAGCTGAAGTAAATGTAAAATCGGTATCTTCGTCTCCTGTAATTAACGTTCTGAACTGTCCATAAACTGCTGAACTGTACGATTTACCGTCTTCACCGGAATTAAATAACGCTGATCCGCTTCCTTTACGGTGTCCGTAAGCTACTGCAAATTGTATTTCACCAGCTGCAGATCCTGTATCATATATATGATAGTAGTACTTACCTGCGTTAGTTGCTGTTTGTGTACTAGATGTAAAAAAAGTAGTAAGGGTAGTGACGTTATTAGTCCAAGCCGGGGTAGTAATCGAATCGGCACTTACTACTAAATCGTCTGTATCAAATCTTCTATATGACATAATTAATTATTTACTTTAGTTATAGTTACCGGTATCGTTACTCTTGCTCCACTATCTCTACCTATTAGGGTAATAGTTGTCTGTAAGGTAGTTCTGCTTGTACCGAATAAAGTATTTACGGTAGTAGCTGTAAGATTAATAGATGTACCAATTACTGTCTTAGAAACGTTTGTTCCTACAGTAGTCTGTGAATTTAATGCTTCAGCTTCTTCTGTATTAATACCTACTCCTGTAAAGTTAGATAATACTCTTACATCAGCAATCGTTGCTGTGTATCCTCCTGCTTCAAATGTTGAAGTAGCACCTAAGTAGTTTAATGTTTGAGGAGTAATCGCAAGAGAAGCTCCTTGTCTTAAACTTATAGATGCATAACCAGCTTCTAACAAAGGTAATTTAGAAGTACCTCTTGGTAAAGTAGCTAGTTTGTATTTCATAACTTGAGTTTCATCAGGGAACGCCTCAAGTAGTGGCATGTTCTCAATTGCTTGACCGTAGTATGCTGATCCAGAAGCATGATCAGGATTATATAAAGTATAATCTATCTCATCATCTGCTAAAGCAAATTGAGTAATCTTGAAGGAGCCGTCCCCTCTTGCTAGAAGCTCTCTTCCTTTTTTGGTTAATATTGCGTCGACTGTAACGACTGCATTGTTTAAATATCCCATTGTTTATCTCTTTTTATATAAATATATTAGTTTAAAGTTTTATGGTATGTTTCTTGATTGTGAAATTATTCTTGTTACATATGTTTTTTCTCTACCAAAATCTGATTGCCAAGGTTGTATGTAAGGAGCATTTGAAAGCCTACTACCGGCAACTGCAGGAGCATCTAAACTAAATCGGTCAAGATCTGATAGGTAAGATGCACTTACTGTTATTTCTTCAGTATCACCAGGTCTTATAATTTGAGTCTGTAATGTGTTTGTTTCATCGTAGTACCTTATGTAGTCTTGGGTAGTAATAATAGTATTCATTTCTAATACGAAAATATTAGAGCCAGTGTCAACAGGTACAGGTTTAGGTTCGTAAGTAGCTCTATAATCAAAGATGTTTACTATTTCGTCTATTTTAGGAATATAAAGTTTACTTCTTGTTATTCTTTTAAACTCTTTGCCTACAAGTTCGTAAACCGGTTGATTAGCCGGTGGACGATCAGTTGTACTTCCTTGTAAATAAGATTTAAATCCAGTTCTATTTTCCTTGAAAGGAGGATTGTGGTAAAATTCTTCTATAGTAAGATCTGATGTAGAGCTGCTTCTAATTACACTAGATGACTCAAATAAACTAAACTTAGCAGCATTAAACGGTGTAAATAATAATGCAGGATCATTTAAATATAAACTACCACTAGTTAATTTAGATCCATCGTATCTACCGCTAGTCCATGCTTTAGAATATAAGTTAGATTCTTGGAATGAAGCAGTAATAGCTGAACCTGATAGGATAGCGTTTAGGTTTTGAGGAACTAAAGACCCGCTTCTGTTGTTTATCCTGTCTATTTCAAAGATACCATTTTTCAAAGTATCTATTGAACCTGTTGTTTGTATTCTTCTTAATTTAACTGCATTGTTAAATGCTATATTATGATCAGTATTTTTAAATTCATCTATAGCAAATTCCGGTCTTAATGTAGTAGCTGTACAAGAATAGCTAGGATTTTCTGATCCTGGTGTTAAGCTTTCACAAGGATAATCTGGGTCATTATTTAGTTCATAGTAATAGTACCCGGTGTATTTTTCTCCTGGTCTTTTTACTTGGAAGCTATTTCCATTTATTTCAAAGGATGTTAAGTTAGATACACTGTCTCTTCTAGAAGTAAAAGAGCAATCTACTGTACTTATGTTTATTCCTATTATTTTATCACATACCGACACATCTGTAGAAGAGGATATTAAGTATAATATTTCTCCAGCATTTGGTGTAGTATTTTTAAACTCACTTAAAAGTTTTGTACTTTCATAATTTGAACATGCCACTGGACTATTACTTGGGGTTATTGAAGGTGTAGGAGAGTTAGACGGTGTATTCGAGGTAGAGATTGATGGAGTATTACTTGGTGTACCGGAATTAGAAGGAGTATTACTTGGAGTATTAGATGGAGTGTTACTCGGTGTTCCAGAGTTAGAAGGAGTATTCGAAGGAGTAGCACTATTCGTTGTACTAGGTGTTGGACTATTGCTTGGAGTATTCGAAGGAGTATTAGATGGTGTTGGACTATTACTCGGAGTATTTGATGGAGTATTACTTGGAGTATTCGAAGGTGTTGGACTATTACTTGGAGTATTAGATGGAGTGTTACTCGGTGTTCCAGAGTTAGAAGGAGTATTCGAAGGGGTATTCGAAGGAGTATTAGACGGCGTAGGGCTATTACTTGGTGTGTTACTTGGAGTATTAGAAGGTGTTACACTATTACTAGGTGTATTACTCGGAGTATTAGAAGGAGTATTACTAGGTGTTGGA